GGTCCATATACAGGCACGTGAACTTGAACGCTCCCGCGTCATCTCGCGCGCTCAGCCGGAAGTTTGAACCTACGCCGCTTCCGGTCTCCGCCGCGTCGTCCACCTGAATTTGCCAGCGGTTCACCCCTGCGGTTTGCAGGTTGAACGATCGGTAACCGCCCGCAGCACCCGTGACCGCAATTCCGGTGTTCGTGGCAGGCATGGCCCCGACGTCGGAAGCGGCAAGGGTCACGCTGGCAGTCGTCTTGCCGTTGACCGACTGGATAACGCCCGGGTCACCCTTGAGCGTGGCAAGCCACTGAGCCTCAGTGCCAACGAAGCCGTTCGACACGGCAATGTCGTACGCCGTAAGCCCCTCAACGGGGACGTAGTTCGGGGTAGTCGGGTCAGCCGGAGCGACGTCCGCTAGGTCAATCTCCCCCATGGCCGAAGTCAGCAGCAGCGCGTAAGAGCGCGACCCGGTGACCCCGGTTAGGTTCTCCTTCACGGTCCAGGACCAACCGTTGGGGTTCATGTCCGCGTAATCGGTCGCCGGAAGGATCACCTCAAAGTGACCGTTCGCGTCAAGCTTCGCCACGACCGGACCCGCTACGAACAGGTCCGAGTTAGCGAAGGTCAGCAGGCCAGGGCCGGAGAAGGTGACAGAACCGGCTAGCGGGCTTCCGTCCGGGCCAACGTAGGTGCCGTGAACCCGAACGGTCGGGATGGCAGCCGGTAGGGCGTAAGTGGTCATGGTGCCTCCCTTGAGACCTACTCAATTGAGTAGGTCCCTTAGCGTGCTAGCAGGTCTTCAATCCGGTTGCGGAGAAGGGCGTTTTCGTCGCTCAGTCGGCGAACCTCAGCGGTCAGGATCGACACGTCCGCGTCAAGCCGCGTGGCACGTGCCTTGTACGCCTCAGCTTCGTCCCGCCACGCTTCCCGCATGCCGGATTTCCAGCGCTGGAGCGAATAGGCGACGAAGAGCAGGGCCGGGGCCGCACTCTCCGCCGCAGTAATCAAGTGGGTAAGGTTCATTGGTGATTCCTAGAAGTAGGCTTCGGTAATGTCGCCCGCGCGTGCCCACGAAGAACCGGAACCGGTGATGTACGCAACTCCGGCCGTGGTCGCGTCGGGAATGCGGTCCGCCGGAAGTCCCACGCAATATTGCATAGCGCTAATCGCGTAGGAACCGTTCACGACGTTCGGGTCTACCTGCCCGTCCGGAATGGTCACCCACCCGGCGGTAGTGCTTGTGTCCTTAACCGTCAATGCGAAGTTGCCCGCGCCGTCAACGTCCGAATAAAGGAAGCTTGCCGGTCCCTTAGAGTCGCCCGTGTTGCGGAAGTACGCACCCACTTGAAGGTGACTGGGGTTGTACGGCTCAGGCCCGGTCTTGTACCGGTGCTGTAGCTCAAGGGTGTAGACGGACGTGTCGCCCGCGTAGTCCCACCCGAAGGGGATTCCGTGAATCCAGCGGAAGAGCACCTGAGCCACGGCGCGCGTAGTCTGCCCGGTGAGGTTCAGGACACTGGACGCCGAGACACAAGCCTTAGAGCCGTTCCCGAAGTGCCGGAAGGTCGCTAGCCGGATCTCCGCCTCACGCTTGCCGGTATAGAGAAAGTCCGTGATGAACTTGCACTCGATCCGGTCAAAGGTGAGCCCGGTAACGTCCGCGATGCTGGCCGAAGACCATACGTTGCCGCCCACCTGGGGCCGGTCCTGGGCCGTCCACTCAACGCACGGGTAGCGGTCAAAGCGGTTCAGCGGTTCGGGCTTGCGCTCAAGCGACGTAATCCGCCGCTGCATGTCGTTAAGGTCCGCCACCAGCGAAGGCGGCAAAGCGTTAGTTTGAATTCCCACTGAGGAATAGCTCCCTGTTAGCAAGCGAAAGGGTTACGGTCTCCGTGCCGTTCGCGTCAATATCGACCTTCCGCTCAGTGATGGCGAAGGAATCGAGAAGCGCCACATAGCCGTAATCGCACTCGACCTCAACAAAGTCACCGTTAGTGAATTGCGTTGGGTCGAACATGCCCGGGTAAAGGGTCAGCGTCGGCGAAGCAATGGGAAGCCGCCCGATGTTCGCGGCAGCATTCGCCTTATCTAGAAGCGTCTGAGTTTCCTTGACGTCCGCATAGGTCATCACCACATCCTTAGCCGGAATGGCGTTCCATAGGTCAAGGTTGATAGCCGTACCTAGAAGCTTCTCGCCGTTGCCGTTGTCCGCCCCGAATACGTAGACGTTGGTTGCCAGCGAAGACGTGTCGTACGTGACCCCGGTTACGTTGCAGTTCACCCGGTGCGTAAGCACGATGCCCAGGTCTGTACCGCCCTGGGGAGAGATCATGACCCGGTTCTTAACCGTGGTGTTCCCCGGCCCGTAGTACGGCAGGTACCGGAAGTTGAAGCCGTTGTTCTCTTCGGCAAGCTCCGTGATCGCGTCGCCCACGCACTTAAATTCGTACTTCGTCCAGTTGCGGTCACGGAGTTGCCCCGTGTTCAGCACCGCGCTTGTGTCGGTCGCTATGCCGTCGCTGCCGCCCGCGTTCGCCCGCCCGATGAAATCCCGCAGCATCGCGCCGGAGTCCATCTGAGTTGCCGTGTAACCGGCCGCTAGGTGCACCCCGGCATAGTGCGAGTGATAGCCGGAAGCGGACAGCGTGAGCGTCCCCGCAGACAGGTCCGCCGCAGCACCCCAGAGAATCCCGCCCCAGACAGGCTCAGCGTCCCGCAGGACCATGAACCCGGACCCGCCGGGCACTAGGTCCGTGGCGTTCGCCTCAGGGGCATCTAGCGGGATTGTGATGGTTGCCTGTCCGGACGCGTTCAGGGTGTCCGTGTACGAAAGCCCCGCGATAGGCAGCGCGCTGATTACCGCCTGAGAGCGCGTGTTGTAGTTCACCACCGTGTAGCGCGCGGTCATTACACCCACCTGTCTAGCCACGTGATAGCGGCCGTGCCGCTCGAAAGGTGCAAGCTGTGATCCCCGTTCGGGAACTCCGGCCACGTAGAACCGGCCGTGATAAGCCCCGTGATGTCCGACCCGTCATGCGCCGTAACCTTCTGAGCCACGCTGTCCGCCGTGAAGTCGCCCGTGTACGTGACGCCGAAATATTCGCCCGTGGTCGGGTTGGTTATCACGGGGTCAGTCGCCCCGGTGAACGCCACGGAGGGCAGCGCCGGAGTACCGCCGTACTCAGTGAACGTCGTAAGGTCCGCCGGGTTGCTGCTGCCGGTTAGGTTCACGACACGCGGGGCCGCGCCGTAGATGTAAGGGTCCGTGGCGAACAACTCAACCACCACATTGCACACGCGGTAGGCAAAGTTCAGGTCCAGCGGGCCGGAGCGCTTCCGGGGCCGGACGTTGACCACACCCGTGAGATTCCCGGCAAGCCCCGGGAAGTTGAACGTGAGGGGAAGCTCAGCGCGACCGGGCCGGAAAGCGGTCTGTACGGCGCTGAGAGCCGCTGTGAACTCTTCCGGGCTGTCCCCGTAGACCTCAAGCGTGATCGTGACCGTACGGCCGTTCAGGTAGTCGTCACCGGCCCAGAGTCCGTCACGCTGGATCAGGGTTAGGTCCGCGCTCCGCACTTCCGGCAGCGTCATAAGGCCGTCAACGCCAACGATCGAAATGGCGGAGTCAGCCTCCCCCATGACAAGCCCGTCATAGGCGCAAGTCCACTCGTCAAGCTCTGCCATGCTCAGCCCCTCCTAAGGGACCTACTCAATTGAGTAGGTCCCTAACCTCTTAGCGGGCCGTGCGCATCGCCCAGGACACTTCACGACCGATTGCGTACGGATCAGCGTTGCTCTGCACGTTGACCACAACCCCACCGGACGGACCGGCATGGTTCGGGATGACCGAAGAGCCCTTCGGCAGGTTCAGCCACTCCGGGCCACGCTCACCCACGCGGGTAAGGCCGGAAGCCGGACCACCCATAGCGCGGATCTTCGGAATGGGGTTGCTAGGAATGCTGATCGCAACCGGACCCCAACCAAGCTTGTCCGGGATGGCCCAGTTCATCAGGTCAATTACGTGGTTCATCGCGCCCTTAGTGGCGTTCGTGACGACAGCGCCGAGCGAAGCCGCAAACCCGCCTAGGCGAGAGAGCCCGTTCTTAATGCCGTCGATGATCCGCGTACCGATGTTCGTACCCGCGCCTAGCAGCGCACCACCGGCAGACGCGATCCGCCCGGGAAGTCCCTTGACGAAGTTCACAACCGCGTCAAGTCCCGCCTTCGCCCGACTCTGCACGTAGCTAAAGGCCGTGTTCGTGAAATTCATAATCGACTTCCAATGGCTGATGATCAGCCCAGGACCCGTGAAATTCTTGAACAGGAACAGGATCAGGTTAAAAACCTGCTGGATCTTCCCCCAAATCCACGTGAAAATTTTCTCGGTCCAGCTTTTTATGGTGGACCAATTGAGGATGACCAACGCCACCAGGGCGACGATTGCCGCAATGATGATCGGGATTGGCCCCATGGAAAGCAGCCACGCCGCAGCGATGATGGCAGCGTTAGCCATGGCTTCAACACCCATGAGCACCCACGCCCCGACCGTGATAGCGCCGGAAAGCACGGCCTGAGCCGCTTGCTTGATCCATCCCCCGACCACGGCCCACGATGCCAGCACTTGAGACGCTGCCCCGGTCGTTGCCGACGCTGAACTAGACAGCCACGCCGCTACGTTGGACGCTGCGGAAATGGTCGCTGTGACACCCCACTGCACAAGCGCGGGCAGTAGAACCGTGGTGATGACTCCGGCCACAATGAGCAGGGGCTCACGGTTCGCCGACACCCACTGAACAACCGCCTTAGCGTTGTCCACTACCGGCGACATAGCTTCGGCAAAGCTAGTGATAGCCGGAATGACCTTTGCGCCCAGCACATTGACGACCGATTGGGTCAGCGTGCGCTCAAAGATTTTGATGTTGTTCGACGCCGTGTTTGACATGGTGTCGCCCGCAGCCTTCGCCGCGCCGTCCACCTTGCCCAGGCCGTCAACCGCCGTGTTCACGTTCAGCGAGTAGAGCGCCTTGCCCATGTCCTCAGCTTGAGTGCCGAACAGTTCCGTTGCCGCCGCCGCCTGCTTAGCCGGGTCCTTAATCGCCCGAAGCTTGTCCAGGGTTTCCCCTAGTGCCTTCTTCGCAGCGGGACCACCGGCGGCAATCTTCTCTTTCATGTCGTTGGCGTTCAGGCCGATAGCCTTGAAACCGGCAATCGTCGTTGCGCTGCCGTCAATGGCCCGAATGGAAAACTCCTTAATGGAGTCCGCCACTAGGTCAGCGTCTCGCGCGCCACCCTGTAGACCCTGCTGGATCAGACCCATGGCGGTTTTACCGTCAAGGCCGACCTTACGAAACTGAGTGCTGTACTCATTGAAGGTGTCTAGCAGGTCTTCGGCCTTATTCGCGCCTACCTGAGCGCCCCGGGTCAGCACGTCGAATGCCTCTTGAGCATTCTTCGCCATGCCCGTCTTAAGCATTTGCCCGACAGCGTTAGCCGTGGGGCCGACCTCTTCGCCCAGGACCGTGGACACGCTCAGCGCGGACTCAGAGATTTTCGTCATCTCGTCCGCTGTAGCACCCGCCGGAACTAGACCCTGCTGCCATAGCCCCTTAAGCGCTTCGTTCGCGGACTCAATCGACTCCCCGTATCCGTCGCTGTAAATCTTTCCGGCCGCTACGCCGAGTTGCTTCGTCTGCTCCGGGTTCGCACCTAGCTGAGCGGAAAGGTTCGCCGTCGCCTGCTGCTGATCCATCGCTTCGTTTAGGCCACCCACTAGGGCAGCAGCGATGCCACCACCGGCGATAGCAGCGACCTTTGCCGCCCGTCCGCCGAAGCTCTCGACTTCCCGGGATGCCTCGCCCAGTGAATCCACTAGGTCCGAGACATCACCTAGCAGCGTGATCGTGATGGGACGTGCCACGATTCCCCCTACGTCATTACTGGGGTTCGTCGCTCCCCACCCGACCGGCCGGAGGATGCCCGGCGGCTTTCGCTGTTCTGAGCCTCAACGTCCTTCGTCATCTGCTCTACCAACGCGTTAAAGTCCCTCATCTCAAGGGAACGGACGTCCCGCCATGTCAGCCCCTCAAAGTGGCCGATTAGGCGGGCGCACGTGACTACGCGTTGGTCTCGGTAGGGTCCGCCTTCGCCTTCGCCTTGAGCTGAATACGGAGCTTGCCCGCATCCTCAATCGTGAAGTTCGGGTTATCGCGCCGCTTGATCACGTAGGCCATGGCCTTGAGTAGCTTCGCCTTCCGAGTGCCCGGCTTAGTCAGGCTGTCTAGCGGAGCGTCGATGATCTCTTCGATAGCGTCGATTTCGTCCAGGGTCAGACTGTCGATGTTCAGCGAGAGAACTTCGGACATGTCATCGGCAACGGGCTTGCGTGCGGGCATTAGTGGCTCTCCAAATGGTCACGGAGCACGGTTTCTATTTCGCGCTCATACGTGGCGGATACTTCGTCTGACTTCCGGGCCATAGCGCGGAAAAGGAATCGGTTCGGCCGGATGTGTCGGCGAGGGAAACCGAAGTGAATAGCACCCGCGTAAGGAACACGGGCCGCTGAACCGGCTTTGACCTGAGCGCCCTTCGCGGACGCTATAACGGTGATGCTTCGCTCAAGCTTGCCGGGCCGGTAACGGCGGCTTGACTTCGCGTCCCGGTGACCCTCAGGGGCCGTCCGGCGCGCTTCCGGCTTGACGACTTCGGCCGCCATTTTGTTGACCTCACGAACCCTGCGGTTCAGGTCCCGGTCACGCAACGCCCGGAGATTCCGGTTTAGTTCGTTCAGGCCGTCAACCTGGACCGTGAATTCCGAGCGTTGCGCCATGGTGTCACCTACTCAATTGAGTACGTCCTTAGCCACCGGGGTTGTACGCGGGATCAGCCTCAACGTAAGTGACCTTGAGCGCTGCCGTAGTACCGTCCCCCGGGTCTAGGACACGGAACGGAAGGGTGATCTTCGTAAGGTCATCGACGGACGCCACCGGAGACTCACCCGTTAGCTGAACCGCCGGAGCCTCGAACTTGATCGAGGTACCCGGAGTGATACCGGCGATGGTGGCCGTAACGCTGATGATCTCGCCCGCTAGGAACGCCTCATACAGCTTCACAGCGTCCCCGCCGAAGTCACCTTCTAGGCTGCCTTCGTAGGTAGGCACAGCGGCGCGAACGGGCTTCTTCTTGAGCGAAGAGCCCCGAAGGAACCGCCGGTCAACGTTCAGGCCCAGGTCCCCCGTGAGGCTGAACTTAGAAGCGTCCAGAACCACGGCCGAACCGTCCGCCCGCTTGAGCGTGAGGCTTACGCCAGTCCAGTCGTACGCCCGTGCGTCGTCCGGGTACACAACCGGCAGGAAGTTTGCCTCAGTGGACGAGTGAGACACGTCCTGGAAATCAAACTTCGCGTCGAACGTGACCGGCTTCTCAGTCTCAGACGTGAGAGTCCAACCGGTTGCCATGCACCCAACGTGCGTGTAGGCAACAAGGGTGTTGTCCGTGGTCGGCCGGATCATCTGAGCGGTAAAGCTAGGGGCCGTGGTGTGCGTAGACGTGGTGAACGTGTGCGTGATGTGGCCAGCGCCATCGTTCACGCCACCGTCGTACGTATCGAACACGCCCGATAGCAGCGCGGAAGCCCCAGCGTCTAGAAGGTCTACCTCAAGTTCTCCGTCACCGCCCATGTTGACGATATTCCGGCGGTCCGCACGGGCAGTCTGTAGCCCCTTACGGAATCCCACGGATTCGATGAAATCGCGGGTCGTCTTCCAAGAGTCCGCGTGACCCTCGTAACCCTTAGTCGTAGTTGCAGCGGTACCGTACGCGCTCTCAACGCCAATACCGATAGAAGCGTCAAGCGACATTCGCTAGCCCCCTTCGTCTAGGTGATCCGCCCGCGCACATGCACGCGAACGGTAAGCGCCGAGTAAGCGCCGTCAGTGGTTTCCGCTGTGTCCACGGAAGAGGACTCCGGGCGAATGTCTTGCAGACCCGCCACGCTGGCCCGGTCAATGCTGTTGCACGCGTCGGCGATTAAATCGCGGAGCCCGTACACGGCCCGCTCAGCGTCGATCGGCTTGCCCGGTGTGACCACCACGGCGTGAACCTCGACCGTGCCTGAGACGTTCGTCGGCTTGCGCGGACCCTTCCGCATGCCCGCAACTTCGTTATCGTCGTCCGTCGCGTTGCCCAGGAAGATTTGGTTCCGGCGGTCAGCCTTGCCAGTCTCCGCGTAGGTGACCTGAGTACCGGCCGGAGTGCCAGCCTGTAGCGCAGCGAACAGGGCCGACTTGACATCGAACATAAACGGCATGCGGCCCCCTTACATGAAAATGAACGGCAGACGTGCGCGGTATCGGTTCAACCGGGCGTTTACCTCAGGCAGCGCCGTAGGTCGCCAATTACCGCCAGCCTGCGAAAGCTGAATAGAGCCGAACTCGCTTTGAAGCTGTAGCGCCCGGTCCGGGATGCGGGAAACGGCGTCAAGGCACAGTTGCCGCGCCATCATCCGCACGCACCACCGGATACCCTCAGGCACCGGATTTACAAGCCCGTCCCACGACTGGCCCGTGTAGACCTCAACGTCTTCGCTCGCAATGTCGATAGCCTCACTGAGGACCTGATCCGTGAAAATCGCGGAGTCCTCTAGACCGTCCAGCGCGCGAAGCTCATCTATCGTCGCGTAAGTCATTCGCCCGCCTTCCCGGGAAAGGGGCCGGACCTACTCAATTGAGTACGTCCGACCCCAACCCCTCAGCCCTTAGGCTCCGCCGCCGATGGTGAGCACCTTCGCGCTCAGCTCATCCACTAGCAGGCCGTCCGCACGCTGAATGAACCGGTAGACAACCTGATCCGTGGTGAACTTCGCATCTAGCGAACGCTCGACACGGAGCGGACCCGCGAACCGAATGCGGTACTTGGACAGGTCACCAAACAGAACCTTGTCATCCGGCACGCCAACGTCAGTCAGCACCGGGCGACCGTTGAAGGTGTCCGGAGCGCCGACCTCAACGGAAGTGCGCCATAGGTACTGCCCGTAAGCGTCCTTTAGCTTGCGCATCTGAGCCGCAGTCTTGTCCGAGACCACGAAGGAAGCGCCCGCGCGGTACTGGGGCTGTAGCTCGTGGTAAAGGTCGATCAGCGCGTCAGAAACCGTCGCATCCTTCGCGGTAGCGAGGAACGTAGCGGTTGCAGCGGAAGCCGCCGAGATGATGCCCTTAGGCTGACCGGTGCCAGTACCGGTCAGGAAGTGCGCACCCATACCCGCGCCGATAGCCGGGCCAGCGTCGCCCACCAGGAAGCCGACTAGGTCTAGCTTCTGATCCTGTAGAAGCTCACTGGAGAAGGTAGACGCGTAGCCGTACTTGTAAGCGCCCATGGACCGAGTCACGGTGCTGCCGGTGGACTCAGGCAGGTTAGCCGCCTCAGTCACGATCTGAGCCGCAGCACGGCCCACAACGACCGCGAAGTCTAGGGGCTCACCGCCGGACGTGGTGAAGCTGGAAGCGCCACCCCGCATTACGGTGGAACGGTTGACAAGCTCGGCCATTAGCTGACCGAACAGGGTGCGCGGAATGACCGGGGCACCGGTAGCGGTCGAGTCGGTACGCTGCTCCGGAGAAAACTCCGCGTGCTGGCCGAAGGAAAGGCCGCGAAGCTCAGCGTTTTCGTCGCGCACGTTCTCACGCTTCGCGCCGCCCAGGTTCAGGCCAGCCACAGCGCGCTCAACGCTCTCGGTCGCCTTGATCGCCTCAATACCGCGCTTGATCCGGCCGTCAAAGTCCGCGATAGCGCCGAGAAGCTTGGTCTCCTTCTCCCGCGCGGTAGCGTCCATCTCCTTACCGGCAAACTCGTCCGCCAGAGT